TACAACAAGAAATAGGTACAATAAGCAAAGACGCAAGTAACCCGTTTTATAAGTCAAAGTATTTTGATATTAACTCTTTGATAAAACAACTCCAACCTTTATTAAAAAAGAATAAGCTTTTACTTTTACAACCTATCGAGGAAGATATGGTCGTAAGTAAGTTACTTTGTATTGAAGGAGGAGGCGGAGTAGTAAGCGGATTAAAATTACCTCCAATAGCGGATCCACAAAAATTAGGAAGTTGTATAACATATTACCGACGTTATACGCTTTCAAGTCTTTTAGGTTTACAATCCGAGGATGACGATGCGAATGCGGCAAGCGGTAATACAATAGAAACAAAAGAGAAACCTTGGTTAAATAAAGATACTTTACAATTTACCAAAGCGATAGACTTCTTAACTCAAGGCGGTAATATCAAAGATATAGAAGCAAAGTACAAAATAAGTAAATCGGTTAAGGATGAGTTATCTAAACTGTAAAATAAAAAAAGTATATTACACAACTAAATATAAAAACAAATCAATCAAAATAACTATTTATGGAAATTACAGGAAATATCAAATTAATAAACGAAACGGAAACGGGAACCTCGAAAGCGGGAAAGGAATGGGCGAAACGTCAAATAGTAGTAACGACTAGCGAAACGTATCCTCAACATATAGCGATCGATTTTATGGGAGATAAAATAACTCAAATAAATAATTTCGAAGTTGGGAACCCGGTAGTAGTATCTATTAATATTAGAGGTAACGAGTATAACGGAAAATACTACAATAGTATAAACGGCTGGAAAATCGCAAACTCAATAGGGCAAGTAAATAATACGGAACAAAACCCGTCGAGAGAACAAACGGCGGACTTACCTTTTTAATTTAATCGGGGGTTAATAGCCCCCTTTTTTAATACCTTAATGAGAAAACTTAAAGAAAATGAAGCTTACCCCGTTGACTTTTGGAATTACAACGTAAACCAGATAACGGGATATTATATTAAATCAAACAGAAACGAACAAAACAAAAAAACAATTAAAAAATACGCTAAACCCCCACAAGGATTATGATAGCACAAGCGAAGAACATACAGAACAAAATACTAGATATTAAATACGGTAGAATAAAACAAGGTTTAAAGCTTGGTATACCTCAGATAGATGAGCACTTGCGCTACAAACAGGGGAATTTTAATTTGGTAATCGGGCACGCCAATTCCGGAAAAACAACCATTATGATTTACTTGTTTGTACTTTGGGCGGTTAAATATAAGTTGAGGTTTTTAATTTGGTCGAGCGAAAATACTCCGCAATCAATAGTAAGAAAGATTATAGAATTTAAAATGGGTTTACCAATTACCGAGGCTACGGATAAACAAATTAATACCGCCGTCTCTTGGTGCGACAATCATTTTAAAATTATAGACGTAGAAGATTTATATACCTATAAACAACTAATAAAAGAAGCTCAACAAATTAAGGACGCTTGGAATTACGATTGTCTTTTAATAGATCCTTATAATAGTTTATCTAAAGATCCAACGTTACAAAAGCTCGTAGGTAATTCGCACGACTACGATTATCAAGTAGCGAGCGAGTTTAGACTATTAGCAAAGAAGAGAAACATAACATTGTATTTAAACGCTCACGGAGTAACTAGCGCAATGCGTTCGATACATACCAACGGCGAATATCAAGGCTTGCCTAAACCCCTAGGAATGGCGGACGTTGAAGGAGGAGGTAAATGGGGAAACCGGGCTGACGATACGCTCTGTATACATAGATACTCGACGCATCCTACCGATTGGATGTATTCTAATATTTCCATACTCAAGGTAAAAGAGAACGAAACCGGCGGTAGACCTACACCGTTCGATTCGCCTATACAAATTAAAATGAAAATTAATAACGTCGGGTTTGAATATCTAGGATCCGATTTATTAAAAGAAAAAGAATCTATAACCGATAAAATACCGTTTTGATTATACTAATTTTTTTATTGATAGTTGCGTTTGTCTTTTTATTAATAGGACATTTAAAAGACGGCGAAATTATTATTAGTCCAATCAAAGGAATAATGTTTGGTTTTTTATACCACAAAGAAGAGTATTTAGAAGAAAACGAGTTTACCTTACAATGTCTATTAGGAGTAATAAGTGTAAACGTAATATGGAAAAAACCGCCGAATGGCTTAAAATAGTAGCTAAAGACCATAAGAAATGGGTTAAGCTAGTTAATGATTTAGGAGAGTATAGTTTCGCCGAGGATATCGTCCAAGAGGCTTATATTGTTTTATATAAATATACCAATGAAGAAAGTATTATTAAAAACGGGAAGGTATCTAAAGGATATATGTTTTATACTTTACGTTCGGTTTTGTTTCAATTACATAATGCTAAAAAGAAATTTAAAAAGCAAGAAATAACCGACAAAGAATTTTTTAATAAAATACCTGATATAGATAATTTAGACGTTGAGGAAGGTTATAATAATTTTTGTATTCTATTAGATAAAAAGGTAGATACTTTTAATTGGTACGATCAAAAGCTTTGGAGGTTATATAGCCAAACCGATATGAGTATAAGGAAAATAGCCTCCGAAACTAATATAAGTTGGGTAAGTATATTCAATAGCCTAAAGAATATTAAGAACGATTTAAGAGAGGATTTAAAAGAAGATTACGAGGACTGGCTAAATAAAGATTTTGAACGATTAAAATAAAAACTATGGAAGAGTACAAAGGTGATAAAAGAAGTAAGGAATATAGACAATGGAAAAAAAACCTAGAGCAATCTAGTAAAGGATTAGGAGATAAAGTCGAGAAGGTTTTTAAAACGGTAGGAATCGACAAGGCGGCAAAATTTATATTAGGAGAGGACTGCGGATGCGAAGAGCGTAAGAATACTTTAAATAAGATCTTTCCAAGTAAAAAGATAAATTGTTTAACGGAGGAAGAGTATAATTACTTAGCTAATTTTTTTGAGTCTAAACCTCAAACCGTTAAGCCGGATATTCAAAAGGAGTTAATTGTTATATACAATCGTATTTTTAACGAGCGAGCCGGTACAACGGGATGCGACTCTTGTTTCGCTAGGGGTATCTTTGCTAAACTAAAACAAGTATTTAACGAGTATAACGATTGAAAGAGAAAGAACTATTTGAGTATCTTCTAGATTGTTGTTACCCGGATCTAGTAAAAGCTAAAAAACAAATGTCCCGATGGGATTGTTATAGTCCGGATAGTAGCCATAGGATAGAATTAAAATGTAGGGGTAAGCATTACGATACGTTATTAATTGAAAAAAAGAAGTTCGACGCTTTAATCGTAAAATGTAACGACAACCTCGATATACCTCTTTATATAAATTCTACCCCAAAAGGAGTATTTAAATTTAATTTGTATATTGTTGAGCCGATTTGGGAAATACAATACCATAATAAAACTACTCAATTTGCGAACAACAATAAGATACCTAAAGAGGTTGCGATGCTAGATATCAAAGACGCAGAAATACTATGAAAGATAAAATTAAATTTATTCCTTGTAGTGAAAAAACATTAACATTTAATGCGAATTATAAAACAGGTAAAATAAAGAATAGTTCAACTTATAATGCTAACGAAAAAAGTATGCGTTTAATAATAAAAAGGGAATTAATAAAAGAAATAAAAGATTTACAAAACGGATATATCTCAAAACAACAAACATATAAATTAAGAAGATTAGACTATAAAGGCTTAATATTATATGCAAAAACATTTAAGAATAAATTTTTAAAAAAATCAAAGAGCAATGAACAAGAAACTGAACAATATTAAAGAAGCTGAATACTATACTAATTTTAATTTAGTAGGTGAACACATAATTAAATCAAGAAAGTTAAAACCAGAAAACAAAGCATTAAATGATATGTACTTTGCGTGGCAAGAAGTAGGATTTTATGTACACAATCTTATAAGTAATGAAAGACTTTATAATGATTCATTAAGCGAATATAGAACTGATAAGATACGTGCAGTAGAACGTGCAAGAAAAGCAGAAGAAGAAGTGAAAGGATTACAAGAAGAAATACAAAAA